GGGGTTTATCTTCTTCGTCAACCCAATTACCTTGTTTATCAACACCACCACGCCAGCCTAAAGCTGTTGTGAAATGAATGATACGTTTTAGAAGACTGCTGTCTCCTGCAATGTTACCTTGCTCATCTCTTTCAAATGTGCCTAGTAAACTGTAATTAGTTGGAAACTGTGAATTACCATTTCTAAATGATATTTCTAAAAACATATCCATGTTAGGATATTCTTTTGATTTATCAACAACATCTGTCATTGCAACTTCTTGGAAGCCAAGAAATGGTGAACCATTAGATGATGGTTTCTTTTGTTCAAATGAACCTGTATACGGCATTTGTTACTCCTGTTCTTTGTATTTTAGTATCTCGTTCATTACGCTACTATAATCAAAGTCAAGGACTTTCTGGGCAAGTGGCTTGAGCCTGCTGCCTACAGTCCTTTCGTCATATGCTTTAAAAGAAATATAGAATTTACCATCTTCTTTACTAGCTGTAGCGTACCCTATCACGTCTGCTGATGCAGTTAAAGCGTATGAGAGACCACGTGGTAACTCAGGCCCTAACTGACTTTTACCATCTGTTACGACAGTACTTTTAGCGTGGGATATAAGAACTAAGTTTCTACCTAATGATTTACATAAAGTTTGAAACTTCTTAACAATGTCAAGATTCTTTTTCCTGGCTTGAGCCCAGTCTGCACCCCATGATGCACCTTCACCCATTGCTGCTTGTCCACGCTCATCACATACTTCTGCTTCTATCCATCTATTAATATGATCAATAGTATCTATAACTATAGTGTCATATGGCAGTTTCTGTAAATTATTTTTAAGATAAAAATATACTTCTATCATTGAGTATACTTTCATCTGTTGTCCTAGTTGATCACCAGTCCTATGATAATAACCTCTTTCATCATTTGGCACTGGTTCAATAACAGGTTTACCACCTTTTGTTACTTGTTTACCATCCATCATCTGCGGTCTTGTTGGTGTATTTAAAGAAGTAACAGTGATGGTGTTTGCATTATTAACAAAGTCAGAACCTAAGTCTGTATCTATTAATAATACACCTTCAGAGCCTTTATCGCTCCATCTACTGGCTTGTGTAGTTTTACCCGTTTTGGGTTGACCGATAAAATACCAAGTCAACCCTTTGGGCAAAGACGACCAATCAGTAGACACTTTTCTAATGTCTATTTCCATAGCTATCCTTTATAAATGAGTTTGTCAGTTCGTATTGTAAGTGGCTGTAAGCCAATCCAAATATACTGATAATATGCTCTTTTCGCAAGTACATTAAACACTTGATTGACACCTATACCGCCTACAATGCTTGCCGTAAATATAGTATGTTTCATTGTGCAAGGTTCTGGTTCAACTGAATGCGTAGGTACCCATGTATCTAAATAATTGTCATCATCCTTAGTAGTTGTAACAATTTCCATAGCCATAGCACCCATGCGTAAATCTAAAAACAGTTTACGATTAGATTGCTCTCGCCATCTAGTGTATGCTGTCATTCTAGATTCCATGTCATCTGTACACACAATCATGTTTGGCATAGTAGGTGAAGTCTCATCATAGTATTTATTATAAAACTTCATATTATCAGGTTTAACAGCATATAATTTAGATATACCCTCAGCAATCTCAGACTTAGTTTTACCTAATGCTGTTTGTGGATACATAGTTGTGCTAAGATTATGCTCTTCTAATAGATCATTGTCCCAGCCATGTATGCTTTTAAAACCCATAATAGATAAAAGAGGTACCAGCTGTGAGCCGATACCTCCTAAACCTACGATACCAATCTTAGTTAATACCTTTTGTGATATTAGGTCTTTGTTTCTTAGAAAACGATTACCAACCATTATAACCTCCGTATGCATATCCGTAATTAGTCATGCTATCGTCTACAAAATATAATATTTCGTGAGTTTGCATACCTAATTCTTCTAGTTTTACCTCTAATGTTACATCGTCAAGGTTACCTTCTGAGTTTTTATCTACAAGCTTTCTAATCTTTTTTTGTTTAGATTTACTAAACTGATTAAGTATTTGAGCTTGTCTCTTTTCTTGCCAAGAAACTTGGTTGTATGTCCCCATTTGGAACATTGTTTGTTGCTGCCCTCCTGTAGCAGCCGTTTTTGGTTTGTTTTTTTGAATTGTATCTGCTTGCTCTTTCCATTCTGGCTCTATCTTAGCTTCTGGTACTTGCAGTTCAATATTGTCTTCCTCTATGGTCAAGCAATGTGATACGTTGTACTGATCTTTGTAGCCAAAACCAAATGCTTCAGTAGCTTTACCTGCACTAGCAACTACTAAGCTACAATAGAATCCTTCTCTTGGTGCGTTTTCTTGCACTGTTTCCTGGTCTGTGCCTGATAAAAATGCACCCATTGTATGATGACTATGTATTAGTCCCATAAAACAATGTTTGAGTGATGGATGTTTTTCTAAAGTAGTTTTTAGTATTTTGGCTAAGTCTTTAGCTTCCCACTCTGTTGCTGTAGAGTGACCTAAGTCAAGAGGGTGGAAATGTACTATTTTAAACTGTTCTGGAAAACCATCTTTATCAAACTTGGCTCTGTACCATGCTGGGCCAGACCATTCTGTTTTTTTAAACCGTTTCAAAAGATAGCGGTACTTGTTGGCTATCTTGTTTGGTATTATTAGCTTTGTATTCATAACTAACGTAACCTGCCTTTCTTCTAATGTTATTAAGTTCTTTAGATTGCTCATGTATCAGTCTTGCACGAACAGACTTTTTAAAGTTTTCGTACATATCTATGAACCCTTTGTATGTTGTTGGAAACTCTTTGACATTCAATAGAGCTTTTACTTGATTTATGCTGTTTAGATTGTATCCGCCAAAAGCACGAATCCATTCACCCATATCAAAAACATGTTTTCTGCCTAATGTTTCATCTATTTCTATTTTATAATAAGTATTTCTTCTAATATACTCGTCATAAATAGGAAGACAACCATTCTTTTTAATGTCTTTAGTAATAAGATTTTTACAATGTCTATGTATCCTAGCATTTATTCTGCTTTGATCATTTAGATTTTTGCTATGATACTTAATAAGCTCTTTGTTTCTTTTATTACTACTATAACCTGATGATGCATACAATCTATGTTGCCAGTCTTCTGTTTTAGATTGAATTTTTGCAACTGTATGTATGTATTCATATACTTTTGGATGTGAGTATTTACAATATAAATACAACCAATCATTCATTACAATCTTATCTATACGTCTACAAAGCTCATTAGGTTTTATAGCTGCACTGGGAGCATTCCATAAAATATTACCCATACTAGCTAATAACTCTACACATTGATAAAACTCATCGCTTTTTACAAAGTTTACATAAGATGCATCTTTAGCAGGTACAGTTCTTATTTTGTAAACACCATTTTCTTTTACATGATGAAGAGATTGTAACATTGAAGCATCTCTAAGTTTTTGTCTAGTTGTCCCAAAGTGAGCTAGTTCCCATGCTGATCTACTCATATAATATTTTTCTTTATCGTCATCGTAGGGAGCCCATGTTTCACAGTAACTTTTTAGTTCACGTTGATACTCTTTAATATCGTCTGGCAATGTCTCTGACATTTCATAGCAATAATAATCATAAAAGTCTTTAGCACATTGATCATAGTATTTAGCTATACTAATCTCTGTTTCTTGGTTAGGAGCTGTTACTTTATGAACAATCTTGTCAAACCTTTGCAATGTGTCTTTATGAGCTCTATGATGTCTTTCCATAGATAAGTTCATACTCTGACATATTTTGCTATACTGATATTCTTTTGGTTTCTTAATTAATAAATCATTATCTGGAAACTCTCCTGTCGTATACAAAGGAGGATTATGATTAATATCCCAGTATGGTGATCTTCTGTTCCATGTATTAATATATTGATTAAGGTTTTTAAGAAACATAATAGCATTGCCTTCTGTTTTCCATTTTGATAATGTAGTAGCGAAGCCACCTAAGCAAGGTTTACCATTACTAATATGTGGATGATTAGCTGAATATGAAAATTGATGTAGAAAATGCGGCTGTTTAGCATTGTCTTGTTTAGAATTAAGAAATGTCATATCTGGTTGACTACTCAATTTGACATATATCCTATCTAAATAATTAAATTTTCTACCACGTAATTTAGGTATACCCATATTCATAACTACACCTAAATCATCTTTGCCTGCTGCGTCATGTGACCAGCCGTCTAACGCAACTATACCATATTTTTTATTAGCATTGCTAATCATTTTATATAATATAGACCAATATGCGTCATCTTCAATCTTGCTTCCACCAAATATTTTCTTCATGACTTTCTTTATGCGTTTTTCATGAGTAGGTAAAGTATCATTGACAGGCTTGTCGTTCATGTCAACAATGTTACCCAGTTTTGGCAGCAA